AAACCTTTGCGTAACGTAACGCTCCGCATCGTACCGTAACACCGTAACACCCTAAAGGGTGTGTTACGTTACGTTACGGTAAACTCGCCTTTGCCGCCGTAACAATGTTACGCCATGTTACGGCCTGTTACGGTTGTTACGGACTAACTTTTAGAATGAGTTTAGATGCCAAGACTGTATTTTTAACCAGCCATCCCTTATCGTGCTTACCTATAATTTCAGCATCGGTCAAGTCTCTAATAATCATCCCCGGCCTGGCTGATGCCTTGAGGTGCTGATCAACCGAGTTGGCTTTGATGCCCTGCTCGAGCAAAAACGTCTTAAACGCCTCTCGGCTGACGTATGGCATTTCATCCACAACTTCCGCACCGCCAACAAACCAAGCGCGTTCCAAGTTGGTTTTGTGCTCTGCCAGCTTGTCCTCCTTGGGAGTAGGCATCCGTAGATCACCCTCGGCGAACATCTCAAACACCGCACCAGGCAGTGGCATCCCATCTTCGTCCTGCCAACCCAGGTCAACTGGACTGAGGCAGCCAAACAGATCTGCTGGTTCTGGCGCATCCTTCTGCTTAGTGCAAGACACGACGATCTCATGCGTCTTGCCATGAACCAAGATGCTCGCATCCAATGCCCCGCGCCACGCGCTAGAACCTCGTGCACGCTGTTTGGCTTCGTTGCTGTGACCAAGGTGATGGATCAACATAGTCGTGGCGCTGAGAGCCATTGAAACGACGTTACAGGCATTGATCATGGCGCGTGAGTCTTTGGCTGAGTTCTCATCGCCGCTCATATGATTGTTCAACGTATCAATGTTGACTAGCGCAACTGGCTCTGAAGTCAACGCCCGGACTGCGGCGATCACCTGCGTAGCAGCGCCAGGACCATCCATGTCAATGGCCTTGTTGCTAATCAGCAAGTTGTCCAAACTGTTTACGTTGTTACGCTTACACCAGCTGGCGATACGCTGGCGCATCCCATAGTTTCCCTCGCCGGCCAAATACACAACAATCCCCGGCTTGGTGCGGATACCGTGCCAATCGATTCCACTGGCTATGCAGCAGGCCATATCTAGTGCAACGAAGGTTTTGCCCACGCCGCTCTCGCCGTACATCATGGTTGTGGCATATGCCGGAAGCCAACCCTTCACAATCCACGGCACGGGGCTTGGTTGGCCCAAGAAGCTCGTTGCGCGGGTCAGGAAGTAGTCTCGTGTCTCCTCTTGGGTAAAAAGCGTGTCAAGGGCCGCAGAACCGAGCGCGTTACTAGCCGCAACGTCTGCGTCTGGCTCATAGCGTGAGACGGAGCGTGCTATCTGCTTAATCTCGCTGCTTGGTAATGGGATCTCGCAGCGTGTCTCGTTTGCAACACTAATCGCGGCCAGGATCTCTGCTTCAGTCATCCCAAACGAGCGCATTGCCCCGGCTAGGCTCGTCAGGCCATCGTTACGATTACCTTGGATCAGATCGCCGTTGGTGGTTGGCGCTACCTTGCGCTGACCAAGCAGGGGCAACCAATGGGCTGGGATCTCGGTTGGTGCTACGCCGTCCAAAGGATCGCTGGATGCCTCCCACTCGTAGGCGCGGCCCTCGATTGTTGAGGGATAGACGATGAAATACCGTCCATCGGCCAACAGGTCTATCCCATCGGCTAACTTGCAAGATCGGATGCCATCCACGTGCTTGGCAATGTAGTGCTGCCCGCCACCTGCGGTAAGCGCCATAGCACCATCCGGCATTGCGCCGTGATCGGATAGCCAACGCTCCCAACTTGCGTCCCCGCCGTTGCGTGGGTCAATGTCAAACACCACGATTCCGCTGGTGCTGCCGCAAGCGATGCCGATGTTCAAGTTAGGGTTCTGCCCCCACCACCGCTGGATCTGGGCCGGGTCTGTAGTCGCGTCATTGACACCGTGGGCGGTAGCTGGGACCTTTCCATTGGGCACCACCGGCAGGACGCGCCAACCCCAGCTTGCATACAAAAGCGCCGCGTCAATCTTGTTCATGGTCTGCACGTAACTTGCCCTCGGTCTTAACTTCGATCTCGTACTGTCGCGCCATCGGCGGGCGTTCGCCCCACCGATAGATCACCTGGGGCCAGACCCCAAGCGCATCGGCAAGCTTCTTCAAGCTTCCGAAAAATTGTATCGCCTCGTTCGTTGTCACTTTTTTTCCACCTCGGTTGAAACTTTGTGTTGACACTCTACGTGGAAACCGATACAGTAGCAACAACTGCACGAACGGATAGCCCGAATGTGCGGTTCCAACCAAGGAGTAATCATGATTGAACCGAAAGAAGACCCGCCTTGGGTCATTGTGCTGGCCTCGATTGCGGTCGGCGCATCTGCTGCCATCTGTTTGTTTCTTGCGTTAAGCGGAGGCATCTGATGGCAATTCAACTTAAACGAACGAAAGAAGCCACCGCGCAAGCGGTCAAGTTGTTGGTCTACGGTCAAGCGGGTGCGGGTAAGACCAGTCTTATCCCAACTTTACCAACGCCGGTCATTTTGAGTGCCGAAGGCGGTTTGCTATCAATTGCAGATACTAACTTGCCGTTCATTGAGATCACGAGCATGGATGATCTTAGGGAGGCTTACAAGTGGCTAACTAGCAGCACCGAAGCGGCAGAGTTTGAGTCGGTGGCGCTCGACAGCATCAGCGAGATCGCCGAGGTGGTGCTCAATCAAGAAAAAAAGGTCAATAAAGATCCGAGAGCGGCGTATGGGGCCATGCAAGAGCAGATGGCCGACATCATCCGAGGCTTCCGAGACCTGCCAGGCAAGCACGTTTATATGTCTGCGAAGTTAGAAAAAACTCAGGACGAGATGGGCCGCGTGTTGTATGCCCCGAGTATGCCGGGGAACAAGACAGGGCAATCATTGCCCTACTTCTTTGATGAGGTGCTGGCGCTCAGGGTTGAGAAAGATTCCGAAGGCAATACCCGCCGCGCACTGATGACCGATGGCGATGGGTTGTGGCTTGCCAAGGACCGCAGCGGCAAGTTGGAAGTGTGGGAAGACGCCGATCTTGGCGAGATTATCAAGAAAATTGGAGGTGCAGCATGAGAGTGTTTGATGACATTACGCTAGACGAACTGGCCGAGCGTTGGATTGGCTATAAAGAAGCCGAAAAGATTGCGGTGGAATGCCGCCGTGAGATTGAAGACCAGATTGCACAAAAAGTCAATTTCCCCGAGACGTTTGAGGGGACAGAGAACGTGGTGCAAGTCGGGTCACCTTTCGCTATTAAAATAGAAGGTCGGGTTAACCGAACGGTCAACGCTGACAAGTTGCTGATGATTGCCCATGAGACTGGTAATGAAGAGCACCTGTCTACCGTGTTCCGTTGGAAACCTGAGATCAACATGACCGTCTGGAAAGCCTCGGACGAGTCAATCACCAAACCGTTTGCGGCAGCGATTACTGCCAAGCCTGGTCGCCCATCATTCACCATCACAAGGAAGTGAAATGCTTTTAGACGAAACCTTTGACGTTGCCTCGCTACCTCAGTCGGAGCGCAACTTTGAACCCCTGCCCGCTGGCTGGTACACCGCAACAATCTCCAACGCAGAAGTGATGCCAACGAAGATGGGCAACGGAAAGTACATCAAGATCCGATATGACATCCAAGGCCCAACGCACCAGGGGCGTGTTGTGTTTGGCAACCTGAATGTACGCAACGCCAACCCGAAGGCCGAGGAGATCGGACGCCAGCAGTTAGGCGAGATTATGCGGGCGATTGGCCTGACTTCGTTGAAAGATACGGATCAGATGATCGGCGGCAACTTGTCGATTAAGTTGGATATTCGGATCTCTGAACAGTACGGCAATAGCAACGAAGTGCGTGGGTTCAAATCGTTGTCAGGCGGCGCTGCACCCGCACCGAAGGCTGCACCAACGGTCCCGGCTGCTGGCGTGAAGGCTGCCCCACCCTGGGCTAAGAAGTAATAGGCAAAAAAATGCCCCGGTGGAGTGCCGGGGCAAAGATACCAAGGAGAGAGCACGAAATGAAAATACCTGACGCTCAGTATAGCATCCCTGAACTCGTAGACCAATACCACGCAAGCAAACCTGAGAAACCAAGAGCGCATCTTGGCGCGAGCCAACTTGGTCACCCTTGCGACCGTTGGCTATGGCTGTCGTTCCGTTGGGCCGTGGCATCCAAGTTTGAAGGTCGCGTATTGCGTATGTTTCGGCGCGGCCAGAACGAAGAAGCCACGATCAAAGACGATTTACAGGCCATCGGCATCCAGTTCAAGCCTGGCACGGCGCAAGAACGGGTGGACTTTGGTTGTCACATCAGCGGGAGCATAGATGACATCGCAATCTCTGGGGTGCCGGGAGCGCCATCAAAGAAACACGTTTGTGAGTACAAAACCCACAACAAGAAAT